TCAAATATATTTTACTTTGCCCTTAAGCTGTTCTGTCAGAGCGTTCCGCAATACCATTGAAACATTCAGCCCTGCTTTATCTGCTGCCATGCTCAGATTATATGGTATTGTGCAATTTCTTTTTACCAACCGCATATCCTGTTGTCTTCTATATTCATCAAAGTCAACATCTACCAGCGTTTTTATCGCATCCTTATATTTATCATTCTCCTTTATAGAATCAGGCATTGGCATTTCCTTACCTTCATCTTCAAGCTCAATTCCCATTAAGCCTATAGCATCTCTAGCCATTTCAATAGCCTCTGCTAGGTCTTCTCCCTGTGTATCAATATCGAAATCAGGGATTCTGACCAGATAGTGTTTATTCCCCTCTGTAATAAATACTGGATATACTCCTTTCATTTATTACCTCCATCAATTTCTGCAATTCATTCTTCTTTCATATCATATCTCACGATTGGTTTTTTATTTAAAGAGAATTGGGAATTAGTTCCCTGTTTTCTTTAAAATAATCTTTGCAAGCTGTTCATCAATTTCCTTATGTCTCGGTATCGTTTCATTTCGTTTTCCATTTGTATATATGTCGTGACTGGCTCCATGTCGCAATAACCAATAGCCATTTTTTTCAACCTGCTTAACCAGATCGCTTCTATTCATTGCTCTGTGATTACCTCCTTTCCTTCTACATTATACGCATAAAATACGCATATGTCAATGTTGTTATACGCATTTTATGCGTATATGTATTTCCATATAAAATTATTATAAGCCCCGGCTTAATCGCCGAGGCTTATTGTCACTCAATATTCTTATTATTCTTAGTAATTGCTGCGATCCAGCCGGAAGGGATCCGCATCCATACTGTAGATGCTACCTGTCTGATTTCTTTACAGGTTACTGTCGTTCCTTTTCGGAGCACTGCATACCCCTGATTATTATCAGAGTGCTTCTTCCCGGATGCCGTCAGCTTGTCCCATCTTTTCAAGGCACCTGCCGGTGTGATGCGAATGTTCAGCGCAGCAGTCGTCACATAATTCTTGCCCACTGTATAGCAGTTCTGTTGCACCGGTGCAACTTTCTGTTTCTCCGTCTTCAAGAACAGTGCTCGCTCTGCTTCTCTTCTTCTCGTAAGACCATGCAGCACCTTCCCGCCTGCTTTATTATAGGCAAGAAGCTTCTCTGCTATCTGTGCAGATGTTCTTCCGGCGCAAAGCTTCTTCAGGTTACCTGTTCCGCAATTGTATGCGAAGCTGATCAGTGCGTCTCTCTGGTTTGTATTCAATGTGATCGGCACATACGTTTTGTTGTCTACATAGTCCGCGAACTTCTGGCAGTCTGCAATCAGATATGCTTCTGCCTGCGCCTTTGAGATCTTCATGTCTCGCTTAATGTCCGATCCGTAGTGACCATATCCTATGGTATAGTACTTTTCAGTCGCTACCGGCTTGTATGCTGTCAGTCTGCAGCCCTCGAAGGACATGATCAGTTCAAGCCCTGCCCGTCCTATTTTCTTACTCATCCTGTTCGCCTCCCAACTGCTCCATATGATCGTTCACTTTTTCCCTCATCATCTTCATGATAGGCTTGAGAAACGGTGGAATTGGTGTTCCGATATCTTCCATGTTTTCGAGAACTGATATGATCTCATTAAAAGTGAGCCACAGTGCTATCGCAATTGCAAACACTGGAGGGTATGTAATTCCCCATCCGGCATTTGCAATAGATGACTTGATAAGCCAGTCTATAAGGCAGCCAATCACGACAAGGACATGCATGCACACCTTTTTCTGTATGCCTCTGAGTGCTATGCAACTTTTGACTGGTTTCTTGTCTGTTGGATTTCTGTATTTTGCGGCCGAGATTCCCGATGCATAATCAATCAGATTGAGCAGTAACAGCATGAGCCATGGGATTGCAAGTACTCCAAGTCGTGCCCAGATGGCTGTTCCTACCATGATAAAAAATGCTTTGACTTTTCCTAATTCGTTCATATGTTTTCCTTCCTTTCTTTTCATCTAGATCTGAATACAAATATTGCATTCAGCATCCGTATAATGTTGTAAAGTAATATATGATTTTCCGTCTAATACAAAATATTTCGTATTTCTGGTGCTTTTATTTGTGTTTGATAAAAATGCTCGTGGAAAGATAATCCGTCCTGTCATATTGATTAGTGGAACAATCGTCACTATATCATCTGATGTATAAGAACCTTTTCTGGCAAATGTATACACATTTCCATGGCATCTTGTCTCTCCTGTCACAAACTTAATATCTGTATCAAGTCTAAAAAACAGGCTCAAAAGCCCTGTTTTCTTGACTTCACGGTCACAAAATGCTATACTGTTTTTGTAAGTTTATATGGCATTTTGTGAATTGAGCCGGTCGTCAGCCGGCTCTTTTCTTTTGTCTTCTTTTCTTCTTCAGTTCCTGCATTTCTTTCTCGAAATTGATCTGGCTCTGCGTATTGAAATAATAATTGCCGTCGTCGTCCATAAAGTAAAAATATGTATCTCCGGCTTTCTCTTCCTTATAGACCAACTTCGCAGAGTTTGGCGGGATCAGCCCCTCAAACGTCCTTGCATGTTCCTTGATCGTATTGATATCGCTCATCCTACGCCCTCCACAAAAACAACCAGCACATCCTTGCGTCCGAACTGAATGCACTCCTCGTAAGTGGGCATCCAGATATCCAGGACCGTTCCGTTCCGGATCCCTTCGTTCCCGCCGGTATCCAAAATCTCATACCAGCCGAGGAATTCTCCCGGCTTGCCGCCATCATTGATATAGACTGCTGCCGTCATGCCGTAATACTTGGGCGCTGCACTTGCGATCCCGCGTCTGACAGCTCCTCCGTCGCAGCGCTGACCGGTCAGGCAATAGGCTGTTGCCTGCATCTTTTTATATTCCGGTTGCACCGGTGCAACTTCCTCTATTTCTGCAGCCTGTGCAATCATGATCTTTGCCATGAGTGCAAACAGGAGTACTGCTACAATCGCTATCTTCACTTTTCTTCCTCCTACCACTACCACATCCAAAACCCTCCACGGATCGCTTGCCATGCTTCGATTCCAAGGCCGATCAGGCACAGGATCGTACCTCTAATGGGTGCACTATCCCATATCAACATGCCTGTTCCCATAACTACGATGCCTCCAAAGCCTATACAATATTCTATTTTTTCCATAGCTTGTCCTTTCTCGTCGTACCCTCCATGCGGTGCGCAGCTGAGGGGTGTAAGCTGCGCACGCTATAATGAAGGGGATATATATGCGCGGTGCCTGTGCACCGCATGCAGGGTACGATCATCTTTTTCTATACTTTCATCCACCGGACTACGTCCTCCGGCTCTGTATCTAATACCTGAAATATGACCAGCAGCTCCGGATAACTGAACGGGATTGCACCGGTGATCCGGCTGCTGACATATTGCTGTGTCTGACCAAGCATCTTTGCAAGATCCCTTTGCCTGATCTTATTTTTCCGCATCTGCAGTCTGACCCATCCTGGAAACTCTTCTGCCATATACTGTTTTTTATTGATGCATGCTTTTGGCATCTGCCTCACCTGCCCTTTCTCTTTTCATCTGTATCCGTCTTTGACGAACAACTGGCATATCTTATAGTCACTTCAACTTCATTACCCCAATTACTATTTACAAGCTGTCTTAATCTTTCGACAGCTTGTCCTTTGTCTGTCTGCATTTCCTCACGCTCCTTTCTAAACAATGCACCTGCTTACCAACATCAACGTCGCTGAACTAAAACTGCGTAAGCGGTGTAATACTTAAAGAAACATTGGCGCTATACAATGTGGTGAAAACCTGCAAAGTATATAAGGTCAAAAAATTTAGACAAAAACTGTTAGTGATAGCGCACTAGCATTTTTGTTTTACACAATATATTGGTGTTTTATAGTTTTTTGTTTCTATATACTGTATTTTTTATATTGACATATGAATTTTCGTCCCATATACTTTATATGGACATTTGTTCTTGCATAGGTCGTTGTGTGTGCCACCTATTAAAGAAAGAAGGATGATATATATGCCTAAAAGAGTTAGTGTTACACACGAAACATCAACCGGAAGAAATACCAACTTCCACGATAATTACACTGGTGCAGATATGACACGCGCACAATTTGTACGACAGATCAATAATGGTAATTATGAAAACTATCATGTTAGAAATATCAATGGTGTTGCTACCCCTGTTTCTAATCCTGACAGTTCCAGCAGAAATAACCTCGGTTAGTCTCCAACAGGCACACACACAACCTTGCAATTCTTTTCTTCAATGACATCCTTATCCGTAATGCTTACAAGTAAATTATCATCCGCATCCGTAATAAGAATTTCTGAATACTCTTTTTCACCAATCTTCAATTTTCCCATCTCCTTTCTACCCCATCCCTATTTTGTGTTCTCCTATTTAAACTGCTCCAGCGGAACGCCGATTGCATCGCATATTTGAATATACTCATTCACTTCGATTTTTCTTTTATCATTCAGCATCTGATTCAGAGTCGGAGCCGGTATACCGGTTTGCGCTGCCACAAAATTCTGTTTGATTCCTTTTTTATATAAGAATTTTTTGATGTCGCTTCCTTTCAATCTCTCATCCTCCTTTCCTCTTATTACTTCAGACATTCCTCCTATCTCATAATTCCTTACTTGCTGCGAAGAAAACCAGAAATACTACAAACCCACAAAAGAACCCATATTTTGCATTTATTAAATATGCCGACCATATTCCGGCAAATATTACCAGTGCTTTTATCTCTCTCACCTACCCTCTACTTGATTTTCCATCATTTCTGCTCTATCCTTTCTTTACAGGGTGTTGAGGCATCCGAGTATTACGAAAGGAGGACTATAAGTATGCAGTTAAATCCCAACTGTGTCAGAGATGTTTTGATAGCTGTAGAAGCAAATACCGGTTACAATATTTATTTTGATTATCCAAAGGAACGGGATAATGCTCCCAGCCTGTCTACATATTCTGATGATGAAATTCGCTACCATATCCTACAATGCGCAAAAGCAAATCTGATTGAACTAAAATCTCGCGATTTAGCTGGTAACCTGGGAATTACAGACCTAACTCCGAATGGACATGAATTTCTTGCCAACATTCGATCTGACACCGTATGGAACAATGTCAAAGAAGTAAGTTCTAAAATAGGTTCCACATCTATCAGTGCTCTGGCGCAAATTGCCAGCGGTACCATAACCGCCTTGATCAAGTATCAACTTGGAATATGAAAAAAATTCTTAGCAGCCTTTTCGCTATACTTTGAAACGGTTTCCTTGTCAGGAACTATTCCCATATCCTTGATGTATAGCGAAAGGGCATCTACTGTCATTTTCAAAGAAGCACTGACAGCCAATGATGCAATAAGGCATATAGCCAATACAATCTTCACGATCTCACCTCTTTCTAAAATCCGTATACGCTTTACATATTCTTTGATTTTCTGAATGGAGCTTCATATATCTCATCTCTACAGAGCGTGAGGCTCCATTCTGAACCATCTGCTTCTAAATGCAGTGATCTGACGGTATCCATCGGCTCTCCATTGAGAAGAAATACCTTATTTTCAAAATCAATAATGATCGATTTTAATTCCTTGCTTTCTATCATCTCTCTCACCCGCCTCTCTTGTTTCAACTTTAAGTTGATTACTATGGTAAAAAAATATTATCTTTAGAAATATTATAAATTGTACAAAGCATCTGCAAATTTGCAAAAGAAGGTACTACCTTTCCCTTTTCCCAATTTACTATTGTAGTCTTTGAAATTTTCATTTTTTTTGCTACATCATCCTGTGTCATTCCTGCATTAACTCTTGCCGCTGCAAGACTAATCTGTAATTTTTCCAAGTTTTTCTCCTTTCCCCCGTATAGCCGATAGGACAGCTTTTCTCTAATCTTCATTTTTCCTGTTAACTATCAGATATATGATAATTGCAAGGAAAATCGCGATTTTACATATACTCCACCACATAATTTTTCCTCCTTCTATTGACAATGAAAAAGAAAAAGTATATCTTTTCCTTACAAGGGAGATTTCTCTCCCCTGTACCTCATTCAAGCAGCTTGCTGATCAGTTCAACAATTGCCTGTATGAGATTGATTGTGGCGGTAATGAGAAGGACATTTGCGAGGTGTTTCTCATTACCGTTTTTCTTTTCCTTCTTCTTTCCCATCGGTTTTTCTCCTTTCTTTTTCTTCTGTTCCCTTGGAACAATTATATAATAAATCAACTTTAAGTTGATGTCAATACTAAAAGTTGATTTTTTTCTTTTTAGTATTGTATATAATCAACTTTTGCTATATAATGCAATCAAATGAATGGAGGTGTCGAATATGTCAGAGCAAGAATTTAACGAAATTTTTGCCAAAAGGCTTAAAAACTACCTAAATAAATATGATATGACACAAACAGATCTTGCACGTCGTCTTGGTGTTAGTACTCAATCTGTTACTAATTGGTGTAGAGGAGCAAAATCTCCCAGAATGGATAAAGTAGATGCAATGTGTAAAATTTTTCATTGCATGCGTTCAGATTTAATGGAGGAAAAAAAAGAAACGACAAGTAATTACTACTTGGACAATGATGCTGCTGCCGCCGCACAGTTTCTATATGAAAATCCTGATTACAAAGTACTGTTCGATGCTACCCGTAAGGTGAAACCTGAAGATATCCAACTTGTGAAGGAACTACTGGATCGATTCAGTGAAAAATAAAATATTAAGGAGGGGAACTATGATAAACAGTGTATTACATAGTCTTCCAACCTCTATACGATCTTTTGTCGTATGTCAGGATGAAGTCTTTACTATTGTTTTAAATGACCGGCTCAGCTACGAAAACCTGCTGCAGGCTTATGCTCATGAGCTCTACCATATTCAGAATGGGGATTTCGAAAGAAAAGCTGATGTAAATGCTGTTGAAGCGAATGCTCATGAGAGCAGGCTGGATCCTAAGACAAATGTTGTAAATAAACTTTCAGAATGTATATAAATTTTTAGGAATACTTGACAAGGCTTGGGGATATCATTATAATTCACTTTGTTTAGTGAAATGGTTGGTATCCGGTCACATGAAAGCCTTGAGACATGAGTTGTCTTGAGGCTTTTTTGTTTTATTTGAATCATAAAATACATATACAAGAAAGGAAAACAAATGACAGAAAAAGAATTTAATGAGCAGTTACAGGCAATGTCAGAAAGGGTTCTTTCAAGGGCACTTTCTGAAGATGAAAAAAACAATTATACAGAATCACTCTTTGAATCTATACGCCATGTAAATGAATATGGGCAAGAATTTTGGTATGCCCGTGATTTGCAGGTCGCTTTGGAATACACGGAATGGAGAAATTTCTGTAATGTCATCGACAAAGCAAAGGACGCTTGCAAAGGTAGTGAAAACACTGTCTCTGACCATTTTGTTGATGTCAACAAAATCGTTAGTGCAGGTATTACCAACAAGGATATCAGAGATATTCAACTTTCCCGCTATGCCTGCTACCTTATTGTTCAGAATGCTGATCCTCGTAAGAAAGTAATCGCCCTAGGTCAAAGCTACTTTGCCGTAAAAACCAGACAACAGGAACTCATTGAGCACTATGAGGAACTTACTGAAGATCAGAAAAGGCTTGCTATTCGGAAAGAAATGATCGAACATAATAAAATGCTTGTAGCGGCTGCCAAAGATGCCGGGGTAGAAACATCATTAGAGTATGCTGTTTTCCAAAACTATGGATATATGGGATTATATGGAGGTCTTAAAGCACAGAATATTAAGGAACGAAAAGGATTGAAAAAGTCTCAAAACATCCTTGACCATATGGGCTATGAGGAACTTGCTGCTAATCTCTTCCGTGCTACGCAAACAGAAGCCAAGCTACGTCGCGACCATATACAGGGCAAACAGGAAGCCAACCAAACGCATTATGAAGTCGGTAAAAAAGTAAGACAGACTATAAAAGACCTCGGAGGAACAATGCCTGAGAATCTCCCTACCCCAGAGAAAAGCATTCAACAAATAGAACGTGAAGAGAAGAAAAAATTACCTTAGAAATCCTCTTTGGTGCTACCAACACCAAGGCGGCAAAGCTTCTGATAATACAGTAGCTCCAGACAAGCTATATTGTATCATCCGGAGCGCAGTAATAGAGCCTATACAGCCCGCACAACTTGCTACTTCAGATATTCTTCCTGAAGCCACGCAAGAAGCTGATGAAACCGATCAGCAATAATAAGTGACAATATAATAAACACCGATGCTGTTATTATTGTTGTTACACTAGACATGAATATATAAGAATCCATTGCTAGAATTTTTGATATCTTACAAAATATAGCCAAAACTGCCATAAAAAGAGAACATCTAAAAATAACATTGTACAGACTGTTTAACAGCTTTATCATTTTAGTTGCCTCTCTTTCGTTGTATTTTATCTTATGCTATATATTTGTGAAATAGATCATTTGTTTTTTTTATGATTTTTCTTTTCAAAAATAAAAATGGTAATGTAAGCACAATAACTGCTCTTACCTTCTCATTTGCAATATATGGTGTTGCACCTATTCCTATGAGAACTAAGAGACAATATAAAAAAAGAGAAACGGAAATATAATCTATAATATGATGCATTTTTGAATGTTTCATATAGCATTCCACCTTTCTCTCTGTTTTGTCCTTATCTTATGACAAAACAAACCCATTTGTCTATATTTTTTTGTACATTTACAACTGCATATAGTATGTTTACCCAGGGAGCTGATGGGGCGATGCGCAGCTGCTGGATACTAATGAAGGGAGCTGGTGCCAATGGTTACATATCCTGATTTATTCTCGTTTGTAATTATGCTTTGCGCTGTAATCGCTCTTGTTTTAGATTTCAGACGTAAAAAATAGTGCCCCCGCTCTGGTAAAGTAGGGCACTATTTTTTAGAACACTATTTTGCCGGCGGTCAGGTGTGCACTGACTAGCGGCTCTCTTGTTAAACATATTATATGCTCTGACAAAGACTTTTGTCAATCTTCAGTCGGTGACATTTTGTCACCAACTAAAAATTCCGCCCTGGTGCTGGTAACACCAAGGCGGAGAAGCTCCTGTATGATACAAAAGCCCCAAGCAAGCTTTATTGTATCATCCGGAGCGCATTATTTCAAGTGATGCGCTATTTTTGCGCCCTTTTTCAGGAGGCTAATACAATGAAAGTCGAAAAATTACCATCCGGATCCTTCCGTGTCCGGAAAACCTACAAAGGCAAGAGCTACTCTCTTACCTTTGATCATCGCCCTACAAAGGATATGATCCTGCAGGCACTAATGGAGCGTGTGCAATCTGATCCTGCTGCCGAGGATAGCAAAGTATCCTTCCGTGATGCAGCCCTTGCATATGTGGCTTCAAAGGAAAATGTTCTTTCCCCTTCCACTTTACGCGACTACCATAAATATCCGGATCGCATTCCTGCATGGTTCTGTGAGCTTAGAATGACATCCATCACACAGGTGGACGTTAATAACCTGATCAACGAGCTCTCTGTCGGAAGAAGTCCAAAGACGGTCCGCAATTACCACGGATTCGTTTCTGCGGTCCTTTCTACATACAGACCGGAATTCGTCCTGAATACCAAGCTTCCGCAAAAAATAAAACGTGAGCCGTATATTCCAACCAGTGAAGATATCAGAAAGCTCCTGCAGGCAACAAAGGGGACGCGCTATGAGATTCCTATCCGTCTTGGCTGTTATGGGCTGCGGCGGTCCGAGATATGTGGTCTTACGCTGTCTGATCTAGATAAGAAAAACAATCTATCGATCAATAAGGCTATGGTCTTTAATAAGGACAACCAATGGATCGTAAAGCCTTTCCCCAAAAACTATGACAGCACACGGATCATCACAATAGATAAGGATCTTGCAAAACTCATCCGTTCTACCGGCTGTATCTATGACGGACATCCCGGCCAGATCACGGAAGAAATGAAACGGCTGCAAAAGAAGCTTGGCATTCCTGCTTTCTCTCTGCACAAATGCCGCCACTATTTTGCAAGCAAACTACACGACAGCGGTATCCCGGATCAGGACATCATGGATCTGGGTGGTTGGAAAACAGATCATATTATGAAAAGTGTATACCGCCATGCACTCAAAGATGAAAAAGAACAAAAGCGAAAAAAGGCTGCTGCCGTTATCTCCGAATCCATTTGCAACTGATTCCACGGAAATTTCGTGGCAAATTCGTGGCAAAATTTTTCACTTTGTGGCAAGTTTTTTACGTTTTGAAGCAGTAAAACAGGCAATAAAAAAAGTCCGTAAAACCAAGTGTTTAAGCCATTTTCCTTGGTTTTACGGACTTTTTATTTTACTGCCGGTGGCGGGACTTGAACCCGCACGGGCGTACACCCAACAGATTTTGAGTCTGCATCGTCTGCCATTCCGACACACCGGCTTATCTTCGGCTGTATTCCAACAGCCGAAATATAGTTTAGCATATCTACGCTGGATTTTCAAGACCCATCTGAAAATCATAGCAATTCTGAGATTCCAGTCTTCTGATCATTAAAATCCAAGTTTTTTATAAATCGGGAAGCAATCAAAGGTTGCGAAGTAATCTTTTGGTTCTTCTGCCCGGCGGATAAGCTGTACACTGCCATCCTCTTTCAGCAGAAGCTCTGCTGATTTCAGCTTGCCGTTATAATTGTAACCCATTGCAAATCCATGTGCTCCGGTATCGTGGATCACCAGATAATCTCCCATATCGATCCTTGGCAGATTTCTGTCGATCGCGAACTTATCATTATTCTCACACAGAGAACCTGT